GATGGGATGGGCCTGGTTCTCCTTGAGCCGGCCAATGAGGGCGATGAGCTGACCATCCGTGCCTGGAACTCCTTCGAAGCGATACCCGCCCAGGTGACGCGCTTCGATTACCGGTTCACGCTGGTCTCTGGTCAGGCTGTGGTGACCGGTAAGGACGATTATGGGCACACCCTAGACTATGTGCAGGACCACGTCGATGTGTCCCTCAATGGTGCTGGGCTGGTCCCTGGGGTGGACTTCCTGGCGGTCGATGGGGAAAGTCTGACGCTGACCGAAGCTGCCTCTGAGGGGGATGAGCTTCTGATCCGGGTATGGTCCACCTTCGAGGTGGCGAACACCTACACGCAGACCGAGATCGACACCAAGGTGGATGATGCTGTGACCACGGCAGTCAGCACCGCGCTATCCACTATAGATCTGTCGGTCCTCTATCCGGTTGGCTCGCTGTACTTCAACGCCTCGGATGGGACCAACCCCGCGACCCTCCTTGGGTTCGGCACGTGGGTGTCCTTCGGTGCCGGTAGGGTACCGATCGGTGTTGGTACCTTCCAGGATAGTCGTGGCGAGGTACGGACCTTCGCTGCTGGGGATGAAGGCGGTGCCTACCAGCATCTCCTGGTGGAATCCGAGATGCCGGACCACACGCACACCGGATCTACGGATACGGCTGGTAGTCATACTCACAGTGTCGGTGTCTTCACCGGTGAGGCAACAGGTGGTGACGTCCCGTGGGTGAATCACAACACTGCGAACAGCTCAGTCACTACCAGCGGGGCTGGGGATCACGCTCATAGCCTCACAATTGATTCCACCGGTGGCGACACCGCACACAACAACATGCAGCCTTACATCGCGGTCTACATCTGGCTGCGCACTGCGTGATAATTGAGACAGAGTTTATGAGCAACGCACGAGAGCTTTCTAAGTACGTCCACGAAGGCATCAAAACTATCAACACCATCACGGAGCTTCGGCAGAGGCCCCCGCAGCACGACGCTGAGGTGGTCTGTGTCCTGGGCTACTACGAGGTCAAAGACGGTGCAGGAGGGCTGTTCCGGTGGGACCCGGATGAATGGAAAAGCGGCGAAGTAATCCCCGGCCGAAGCACTCCCGACGATGGAGGTACCCGCATCGTTCTTGAAGGGCAGGAAGAAGGTCCAGGTCTTTGGCGACGAGTGACAGCGGGTAGAGACCGCCTGTCTCTCCGCAGCTGGGGGGCGAAGGGAGACGGCACCACCGACGACAGTGATGCTCTCGAAGCAGCCGTTCGATGGGGTCCGGTGTTTGTCCCTCAGGGGGAATTTAAAATCACTCGGCGGATTTTTGTAAATGGAAACACATCAATCGTCGGGTCTCATCGTTCTGTAAGCTGGTTCCTGTTCTCTGATCCAGAGGCGCCCCTGTTCTACGGCGACTCGCAAAACAATGTGATCATCAGCCATGTAGGTTTTAAGAACTGTGAGTCCGCTGGTCTAATTGTTATGGACATTGCGGACGGTGCCCCTCCGGAATCAGGAGCAAATGGCTGGAGACTGAGTAATCTGTGGTTCACTTCTTGTAAAGGGCCTCACATTGTAGTGGATGGTCCTTATGATATGGGGTGGGAAGATATTGATATATTCCAGCCTAACGCAAGGACCACGGGTGTCCCTTCGCCCTCAACCGACTCGACCCTGATTTTTAACCGCGGCGTAAACAACATCTCCATTGATGGCCTTCGTATCGAGCAGCCCCGATACTGCGGGATGTACGTAGCCTCGAACGCTGAGATCCTGATTCAAGAAGGGAAAATTGACTGCGGTTTTGTCTCCGGCGGCTCTCCGATGATTGCTGGAGCATACATTGAAGGTTCCGTTCGGTTTTCCTCATTCCTCTTTGCTGGGTTCCTCTCTTCACCGAAAATCCTTCTTAAGGGACAGGGGAAAGCATATGGAGATGCTTACTCTACTCTTGGAGGCGGCGGCGGAGGTGTACATGTGGTGATTGACGGATCTTATTCGACCGCAGGTCAAACGCCAGAAGGCATTCGGCCGACGTGGCCCACGTTCTCGTGGCGGGGAAACGTTGGTAGAACTCATTCCGATGTCTCGTCCACTACTCCTGCCATTGTAGATGCCAAGCTCACCTCCCCGATCAAGGGGAAGGCTCAAGTACAGGGAATGAGCAGAAACACAGTAAACTTCGGAAGTACGCTAACCACGGGCCAGCCGTGGAATAATCACCATCTGGCAAGAATAGGTGACGGTCTTACTCGTCGTGGTAAGATTAGGACTTATTATAACTACGGAGTGAACCTGTACTCATCGCTAGATGCCAGTAAATACTCTATGTATGATTGGGTTTACATTGAGTACGCGCCTCATCACGGAGTAGACATTGAGCTTTCTTCCAATATCGAGGGGTTTCTCAAAACGTTCCGTGAACTAGCGACTGCCAACATCCTGTCGGCCAGTTATTCCGAGGGTATCACGACTATTGTTCTTGACATTTCGTTCGCGGAAGGCCTATACACAGGTCGCTGGGTGTATACCGCGGCAGGTAAGTGGCACAAAATCGTTGGGTCTGGCGGGTCGGCGCTTCAGGTTCCGTATAATGTCACGAGCGAGTTTATCGTCGGACAGGCGGTAAATATCCGGAGTGGTGCGAGAGTACAGCCGACAACCGTTGGTTCCACTGTGATGTGGAACGATGGGACGTCACTCAAAATCGCGAATATGGAAACCCTGGTTAGCCGAGGGCGTGGACCTAAAGACATCTATCCGTTCTCTGATGGGCAATAACTAAGCCGCCTAAAACAGGGCTCCTTTGTTTAAGTTGGAGCCCCCACTTTTTTGAGAAGGCTTTCCATGAGTCTGACAAGAGGATTGACCATGGGATCTTCCAGTGGCTGGCTCGCGTTCGATCGATACATCGAAGGTGACGAGCTGAGTACCGTTCTTTCCACCCTTTCTGCGCATTACGGAGTGACATGACCACGCTCATGACCGGCGTCACTGTTGACGCAGACGGCGAGACCTTCGCCATTCAGGGGGCCGAGCGAGGCAACCGCACGGCTCTCGTCCAGGCTTCCTTCAATGGAGGCACGGGCAACGTAAACATCCAGGGTCGCATGACCCCGGCCCACTCCTGGGTCACGATCGCCACCTTCACCGAAGACGGGGCCGAAGAGGTCTCCGTGTTCCACTACATGCGGGCAACCGCTGACACTCTGGCCAGCGCCACGATCGAGGTGGACACCACGGCCTCTGGATCGGTGGTCGCGTGATGCACGAACAGATCAGCCATCACGACCTGTACCGTATCCTTGGTAACGTGGAGGGCAAGGTGGATGCCATCCTCGACAAGCTCTCTGAGCAGCATCAGAAAATCGGCGAGATGGAAGGCAGGATCAACCATCTGGAGCGCTCGAAGCACTGGCTCATGGGCCTCGCTGCCGGCCTTGGTGCAACCGCCGGGTCGGTCGCGTCTCTCTTCGGAGGCTAACCATGGCAAACATTGATGACCTGCTACAGGAGCTGCACGGTGCCCTGGTTCAGGAGCTTCTTACCAAGGTGAGGTCCGGAGATGCAACCGCAGCCGACCTTAGTGTCGCCCGCCAGCTTCTGAAGGATCACGGGGTCAACGCCGATCCCAACAAGAACAAGCCCATGCGGGAGCTGGTGGACAGTCTCCCCGATCTGCCTACCAACATCCCCTTTCAGTGAGCACCGCCATAAGAGGGCCTGGGAGCCCCTTAGAGAGTCATCTGGCTCTCTGCTCTAGGGCTACACCAAAAGACCCCTAGATTCGTCTCCTAGGCCCCTCTGAGGCCCGCCACGAGGTATTCTATGTCCATAGATACCGAGAAGGCGTGGTGGAGGAACGACTACCCAGAAGACATGTGGAAGGTCTTCGAGAGCTTCCCTGTGTTTCTCTATCTGGTCTGGAAGCATCTGCTTCTCCCTGACCCGACCCCGGTCCAGTATGACATTGCCCTATATCTGCAACACGGTCCCCGGCGCTCGATTATCGAGGCGTTCCGGGGGGTAGGCAAGTCGTGGATCACCAGCGCCTATGTGTGCTGGCTCCTACTACGTGACCCGCAGACCAAGGTCATGGTCGTGTCTGCGTCGAAGGAGCGAGCAGACCAGTTCTCCACCTTCACCCTTCGCCTGATCGCAGAGATGCCTTTGCTCCACCACCTGAAACCCAGGTCGGACCAGAGGCAATCCAAGATTGCATTCGATGTTGGCCCTGCGCGGGCCGACCATTCACCCAGCGTCAAGTCCGTTGGCATCTTCGGGCAGCTCACGGGCAGCCGTGCCAACTACATCATCGGTGACGACATCGAGGTGCCCAACAACTCCGAGACCCAGGGGATGCGCGATAAGCTCTCCGAGCGTGTCAAGGAGTTCGACGCTGTCCTGAAGCCCGGTGGCCGGATCATTTATCTGGGCACCCCCCAGTGCGAGGACAGCCTCTACAACCAGCTCCCGGAGCGTGGCTATGAGATGCGCATCTGGCCGGCCCGTTACCCAGCCCTGAGCACCTGGAAGACGGTCTACGGTGATCGTCTGGCGCCCAAGCTGGCTGAGGTGCTGGATGGTAGCCCTGACAAGGAACTCCAGCCTACAGACCCCAAGAGGTTCGACCACTTCGACCTCATGGAGCGTGAAGCCTCCTACGGCCGCTCAGGGTTCGCCCTTCAGTTCATGCTGGATACCCGGCTGTCCGACCAGGATCGCTACCCGCTCAAGCTGTCCGACCTAGTGGTCATGCGGTGCAATCCTGAGGTCGCTCCTGAGAAGATCATCTGGGCATCGACCCCTGACACCGTGATACAGAACCTGGACTGTGTGGGCCTCAACGGGGACCGCTATCATCACCCTGCGACCACCATGGGTAACTGGATCGAATATACCGGTGCGGTCATGTTCATCGACCCCTCGGGCCGCGGTAAGGACGAGACTGGTTATGCCGTGGTAAAGATGATGAACGGCTACCTGTTCGTGACCAGGGCAGGAGGTCTCCTGGGTGGCTATGCTGACGAAGTGTTGATCGCCCTGGCTAACATCGCCAAGCAGGAGAAGGTCAACCTGATCCAGGTTGAGAGCAACTTTGGAGACGGGATGTTCACCCAGCTCCTTAAACCTCACCTTGGACGCATCTATCCCTGCGCTACGGAAGAGGTTCGACACAGCAAGCAGAAGGAACTGCGGATCATCGACACCCTGGAGCCGGTTATGAACCAGCATCGGCTCGTGGTGGACGTGAAAGTGATCGAGCAGGACATGGCCTCTACGAAGGACTACCCGCCCGAGAAAGCGGTGAAGATGCAGCTCTTCTACCAGATGAGCCGTATCACCAAGGATCGGGGAGCCCTGGCCCATGATGACCGCCTGGATGCTCTGGCAGGTGCGGTCAACTATTGGGTCGAGCAGATGGGCCATGATGAAGACCGACACATAGCTGACCGGAGGCAGGAGCTGCTTATGGCTGAGCTTGCTGCGTTCGGAGACCAGCCTCTCCTGACTATCGATCGGCTGGCCATGGGCATGAGCCTTGAGCAGGCCAGACGTGCATCTGGGGGTGGCTCCTGGTTCACCCTCCCGTAACTGAAGACCCTCTCACTCAGGAACAGCAATGACTGCTTTCACCTTTCCCAACACCGCTACCCTGACTGTCTCTGTCGCTGGTAAGACCGGAACTGTTGCTATCACTCGTGACGGTAATGGTCGAATTCGCTTCAGCGATGGCATCAAGACCATGGACTTCCATTCGGGAGACCTCGGTCTGAAGACCCTCTTCGAAGTGATGAATACTCTCCCTGACGCATAGTAAATAAAAGACACCAATAATGGAGGGGATTACTTAGTCCCCTCCTAACCCCTTGATATAAGACCATTTTCAATTAGGTACCACTCTAGGACGCTTAGGGGGACTATAGTGGGACTATAAGAAGACTATAGGATAATCTATAGATACACTTTAAGCTAACACAGAGTGTATCTATAGATTATTTTATAATGGTAACACCATATAGGATCATTAATAAAGACACACTAGAGGATATCTCCTGGTGCACTCCTGGTGCACTTCTAGTGTGTCACCATCCTTCGACCATCCAGGACCACCCTTCCCAGCCAATCCTCCTAGGTGGAGGGTCTTCCAGGCTTATAGCCCCTCAGAGGGGTCTTTTAGAGGCATGAGGCCAGACAGGCAGTGTCACTAGGGGAAGACACTAGATCGCGCTGTAATGGGCCTCAGAGGGGCTTGGAGGGGCTTGGATGGGCTTGGAGGGGCTTGGAGGGGCTTGAGGTGGGACTCCGGGCTACTTTGGGTCAAAAATCTGAGTGGGTTACCGCTATGCGGCGGAGCGTTGCTACCCCCCTCCGGGGTGCCCTGCCGGCCTCCCGCCCTGGTCGCATCCTGCCGCCACGCCGCAAGCCGAAGGCGGCGCACTACGCGCGAGCTATTATGCGCACGATGGGGCCTCGCTGCACCGCATTTGCGCCACACCACGACGCAGCCTACGGAAAGCCTGGGGTCGCAGTAGATTGCAAATCCCATAGATGCACCACGGGACGCTTTGAGTGCACCGATGGTGGGCTGGTGGTGGCTTGTGGTGGCTAGGGTTTGGCCCTAGGTCGTTTTGGTTTACTTGAATTTTCAACCTTTCTAGCCGTCTGAGATTGATCATAGGTTTTTTTGCCCCAAAGACGCACCACAAGCCCACCGATAGCCAGCCCCACGCCGCCCCTCAGATGGCCCGTAGAGCATCAAGACACACCAGCCCGCTCCTGACCTAGCCGGGCACACAGACAGCGCTGTAAGACCCACCAGAAGACCGCCAAAAGGCTCCACCTGTACAGAAGCCATGGCCCACCAATCGCCAACCCCACGCCGACCCCACGCCGACCACGGTCCCTCGAAAAAAAATGCGCCCTGGTCCAAAAAATCTGTTGACCGGCCCCATCGCTGGAGTTAGAAATGGGTCATCGGCAGCGAGGAGCACAAGCCACCCTCGAAACCGATACGGCAGGGAAGCGCCAAGCATAAGCTTCCGCCCGACTGGTAGTCATTCCGGCTAAGACCCGGATGCGATCCTAGGTAGTCCTAGGGACTGGTTTCCAGCGGGTCGCGGTCGTCCTGAGTGGTTCTCAGGGCCTGACGATGCCAGCCAACTAGGAAAGGCGAAACCGTGATTCTATCAGAAGGCATCTGATGGTGCCTTCGAATAGGCTCACAGTCCACAAAGAGGAAAGCAAATGGTTTACTCTCCATACCCGGATGACGACATCGTTATCATCAATGGTCGCACCCACACGATGGAGACTGCGTCCTGGTACATGGACGACATGATCCGCGAGAGACTGCACTACACGATGGCCCCTTGTTCAGGGCAGGAATTCGTCAACCAGTACATCCGCGAGCATGAGGCGGAGTATGGCGAGCAGTGGGATGTGGTGTGATGAAACCTACCACACATGATGAAAGGGTCCGAGAGGTGATTATGTCTCAGATCCACTGTGAAATCGTCTCTGGCGAGATGATGACCATCGGAACTGCTGGTCGACTTATGAAATCCTATGGCTTCGCCGTTTATGAGCATGACGGCTACCTGTGGGGCAGGGCGGTTCCTGAGGACTGCACCGCTCTGCCTTTCGACCCGTCGGACCCTGAGTGGTCCAGGGTGGCCAAGGTGGTCCCTCGGGACAGTCTCTATCCGACGTGGCTGGTATCGGTCGAAGCTGTCGATCTCTGGCTTGGCTTCTGAGGGTACCAGCCATGGATATCTGGACGCTGATCATTCTAACCGCTGCCGCCCCTGTATCGCTCGCGTGGGTACTGGCGATCGAATATGGGCGTGACCTTCGGGAAGCATGGAGGAAGTCATGAGCTACGAATTCGGCGGCTGCCTGTACCGCTGTCTTGATGACATGCTTGACGCCATC